GGCTTGACAAACTGCTACCAACATGGGCCAAACAGGATTAGTTACTAACGTTAGTGACACACAATCATACAGCTGGAACGTAGGATTAGACTACACCAACAAGCAACACAGTATCGGTGCTACATTTAGTCAACCAGTTACGATAGCCGATGGCACTATTGATGTTAGTGTACCGATTGGATACTATGCAGATGGTACTATAGCGTATGATCGAACTTCGGCAAGTATGGCACCAAGTGTAAAAGAGTTTGATCTAGGGCTATACTATAAATTTAAAGGTGAGAACGTTGATATAGTAACTTATGGTGAACGTCAAATGAATTATCTAAACCAGGAAGGCGAAACTAATAAAATTGTTGGCTTTTCTTTACAATGGAGTTTTTAATATGGAACTAAAAGAAATTGCAACACAGTATTTTACTACATTCTCTAACAAAGACATCGACGGGCTTGCATTAATGTTTACAGACGATATTGTACTGCGTGATTGGGAACGATCAGCTGAAGGTAGTACAGATGTACTAGCGGCTAACCAAGCAATATTTGATGCTGTTGATTCAATTGAGGTAACTCCTTTAGCATTGTATCAAGACTTGGACATCGTAATAGCGGAAATTAGCATTTTAATAAACGGTACAGATACGCTGTTAGTTAATGATGTACTTACATTCGTTGATGAAAAGATATCTAACATTAGGGCATACCGTGGATAATAAACGTTACGTAACTTGGGCAGACATAGAGAGCTATGTTAATCATGTAATCTTTGACATGTACAAGGACAAGTGGATACCTGATTATATAGTTGGATTAACTCGAGGTGGGCTAATACCTGCTGTTATGTTAAGTCATAAGATAAACGTACCAATGCACACATTAAAGGTTAGTCTAAGAGATCATGCAGAGCACGAAGAAAACTTGTGGTTGGAAGACCTGGTCTATGAAGGAGCAAAGGTACTAGTTGTTGATGACATTAATGATACTGGGGCTACCTTAAATCAAATCGTACATGATTGGAGATTACAAAATTTACCCGGACATAATGTCAAGTTTTCTGTTCTATTTGATAACTTGTCAAGTGGGTTTAGTCAAAAAGTGGACTATTGTGCTACAGAAATCAATAAAGCTGAACATGACGAATGGATAGTTTTTCCATGGGAAGATTGACAAGTGACCTAAATACCTGTATAATAAATTATTAATGAAAGGGTAATATGAAACTTAAGGTAGCAGAAATATTTTATAGCGTACAAGGTGAAGGCAAATGGGCTGGTGTTCCTAGTGTATTCTTAAGAACATTTGGCTGTAACTTTCAATGTAGAGGTTTTGGTATGCCACCTGGTGGTGCCAGCTTAAACACAGAGCCTGAACAAATTGCTGAACGTGTTGCAGAGTTTAAGACCTACGACGAACTTCCGTTAGTATCAAAAGGTTGTGACAGTTATGCTTCATGGCATCCAAAGTTCAAACACCTATCACCTATGTTAGAAAACACAGAAGTACAAAAAGGTATGGAAAACCTAATACCTAACAACACATGGACACAAGATAACTTGTCAGATGTACACTTGGTAATAACTGGTGGAGAACCGTTACTAGGATGGCAACGTAGTTATCCAGAACTGTTAGACAGTTGTATGGCAAATGGGTTACAGAACATTACATTTGAAACAAACGGCACACAAGCATTAACTGAAGACTTTAAAACTTGGTTAAAAGATACATGGTACGAACAAAGAGGATACCATTCAATGACATTTAGCGTTAGTGCTAAACTTCCTGTATCAGGTGAGAAATGGTCTGAAGCTATACTACCAGAAGTAGTAGTGGAATATGAAAAGTATGGTTATACATATTTAAAATTTGTTGTAGCAACAGAGGATGATGTATTCTATGCTGAAAAAGCTGTGGACTTATATAGAGAACATGGATTCAAAGGACCTGTATACTTAATGCCAGTTGGTGGATTACCAGAAGACTATCATTTAAATACAGCACAAGTAGCAGAATTAGCAATGAAAAAAGGGTATAGGTATTCACCTAGACTACAAGTAGACATTTGGCGTAACGCCTGGGGAACATAATTGGACAAGTATATATTTACAAGCGAATCAGTCAGCGACGGACATCCGGACAAGGTATCAGATCAAATATCAGATGCCTTAGTAGATGCTGGGCTAGCAAACGGTGATCGCACAACGAGGGTAGCCATTGAAACATTAGTAACAACCAATCACGTAACACTAGCCGGCGAAGTTAAAAACTTTAATGTGTCAAAAAAAGAAATAGATCAAATAGTGCGTGACAAAATTAAAGAAATTGGGTACGAGCAAGAAGGGTTCCATTGGGACAATCTTGACATATACAACGAAATACACAGTCAAAGTGCAGACATTGCATTAGGCACAGATGAGTTCGGAGCGGGTGACCAAGGTATTATGTTTGGGTATGCTAATAGAGACAATGATGCATACTTACCAGCACCCATATATTACAGTCATAGGATACTTGAAAAATTAAAAGAATTAAGAAAGAACTCACCCGTGCTATTACCGGATGCTAAAAGTCAAGTATCAGTTGAGTATCTAGGTAATCGGGTACAACGTATTGATCAAGTTGTTGTAAGTACACAACATACCATTGGTACCTGTAATCAGGCTAGAGAATTAAGTAAGCAAGCCGCAATGGAAGTGCTAGGCGACCTGGTAGATGATCGTACTGTGTGGCATCTTAATCCTACAGGCAATTTTGAAGTAGGTGGGCCAGATGGTGACACTGGATTAACAGGGCGTAAGATTATTGTTGACACTTATGGTGGATGGGCACCGCACGGTGGTGGTGCGTTCAGTGGTAAAGATCCAACTAAAGTAGATCGCTCAGCGGCATACATGGCTCGTTGGTTGGCAAAGAATGTAGTCGCTGATGAAATGGCTGATTGGTGTCAGATACAGTTGAGCTATGCCATCGGAGTTAAAGAGCCTACATCAATATACATAGAGTCAAACGGGCATAATCGTTCAATTGAACGTTTTATCAGAGAGAAAATTAACCTAACACCATTGGGAATCATTGACAGATTTGATTTATTCAAGTATAATAACTATAGTAAGAATTGTGTATACGGACATTTTGGTAACAAAGATGTTCCTTGGGAGAAAATAGGATGGGAATAACAGATAAACTTAAAAGCATGTTAGGCAAGAAACAAGAGCCTGGTAAAAAAGAAAAGAAACTAACGCCCAAGGAATTAGCGGATAAAAACAAAGAGCCTTATGTGCAGGTACTAAGCATGGAGATTGATGAAAAAGATCCGGGCGACGGTGCTTTTGAATTAGATTGGAATGACATCTTCGTTGCTAGATTATTGAAGGCTGGTTATCAAGGTAAGACTGATCAAGACATAGTAGACAACTGGTTTAAAGCAGTTTGTCGCAATGTATTACAGGAAAATTTTGAGCAAGAACAAGCTGACCCAGAGATACGAGCGGCAACAAATAGACGTGACCTAGGTAATGGTCGATCGGAGATCAGTTGAGATATCTATTAGTAGACACAGCAAACACATTCTTTCGTGCTAGGCACTCAGCATACAGAGCGGCTGACCCAGAAGAAAAGGTAGCGTTTGCTGTGCATGTTACACTAGCAAGTATCAACAAGGCTTGGCGAGACCAACAGGCCAATCATGTAGTAATTAATCTAGAAGGACGTTCATGGCGTAAAGACTACTATGAGCCTTATAAAAAGAATAGATCAGTAGCACGTGCCGCATTAAGTGAAAGTGAGCAAGAAGAAGATAGACTATTTTGGGAAGCCTTTGATAATCTTAAAGTGTTCTTTACAGAAAAAACAAATTGCACTGTACTGCAACACAGTAACCTAGAAGCTGATGATTTAATTGCTGGTTGGGTACAAAGTCACCCAAATGACCATCATACAATAGTATCCAGTGACACAGACTTTTATCAATTGCTAGCAGACAACGTTAATCAATACAACGGCATAGCAGATGAGTTACATACCTTAGAAGGTATCTTTGATAAAAAAGGTAATCGTGTTATAGATAAGAAAACTAAAGAGCCTAAAGTAATACCCGATCCTAAATACATTTTGTTTAAAAAATGTATGCGTGGTGATGCAACCGATAATGTGTTTAGTGCATTCCCTGGTGTTAGGGAAAAAGGTAGTAAAAATAAAGTAGGCCTATTAGAAGCATACGAAGATAAAGTCAAGCAAGGATTCAATTGGAATAACTTAATGTTACAGCGTTGGGTTGATCATAACGAAGTAGAACATCGTGTTCTAGATGATTATCAACGCAATTGTGTACTAGTAGATTTAACAATGCAACCAGATGATGTTAAAGAACAAATAGCAGAAACTATTGCTACGGGAATGACAGTTAAACAACAACAAATGATTGGTGCACAATTCTTAAAGTTCTGCGGAAAACACAACTTGGTTAAGTTGAGCGAGAATGCTAGTGTAATGGCACATTGGATGAGTGCTAGCTATCCTGAATTGGACACAGTGTGATTAAACAAAATTTTATCACCATTGACTTAGAACTTAATCAACCTAGCAATAAGATTATACAAGTAGGTGTTGCTATTGGTAATAGCAAACAAAATCCAAAAGACTATATAGTACAAAAATGGTATGTTGATCCCAAAGAACCAATTGACAACTTTATAATTAATTTGACTGGCATCACTGAGTCTGATATTAGAGCTAACTGCGTTAGTTTAGACACTGTGGCATTAGAGCTAACATCACTGATTAAAACGCACGAGCCGTGGCTACAAGCAGTCGTATGGGGATACAATGACATAGAGAAGTTAAGACATGTATTTGAAAAGAATAATGTTGAGTTCAATCACTTGGGTGGTAGATGGATAGATGTTAAAACCATATATAATTTTTTAATGTTTTCACAGAACAAAAGTCCTAAGGGCAGTTTAGATGAAGCAATGGCTAAAAGTGAATGTTGGTTTGAAGGCGATAAGCATAGAGCAGACATTGATGCTCGTAATACGTTAAAGTTTTGGTTTGATCTAATGCGTAAACAGAATTCAATGTTTGACTTATTAATCAAAAAACAGTATAATAATGAATAGAGGACTGAAAGCGTCAACCCTCTTTAAATACTCTGCCGCCAGTGATATATTATGGGAGATAGATAATGCACGTAATTGATAAAGCCTTTGAATTCTGTTATGGACATAGAGTACATACTCAGACATTAAATGGTGAGTACGCCGCAGACTTAAAATGTGCGTGTAGGCATTTACACGGTCATGAAGGTAGAATGACTGTCCATTTAACAGCGGACAAACTAGATGTTACAGGAATGGTAACAGACTTCCGGCACCTAGAGTGGTTAAAGAAATGGATCAATGAATATATTGATCATCAGTTTGTATTAGATCGCAATGATCCTTTATATGATCAAATGATTGGTGATCGTAAATTACTTCCGGTAACTATCCCAAACACCGAACACGTAGCAGGATGGCATTTAGACCTAAGTGATTTAGATCCAACGACCCCACAGTATGAATATTATGAAGGATTTATGATTGTAGACTTTGTACCCACATCAGAAAACTTATCATCCTGGATGGCCGGATTAGTAGAAGTAAAAATGAAAAAACTTAATGTTACTGTACAACGTGTTGAATGGTACGAAACACCTAAATCAAGAAGTGTATTTTACACCTAGGAGAGTAGTATGAGCTTACTAGCAAAAGCAATAGTTAAAAATAAATGTTGGGTAGTAGAAGAAGATAACGGTAAAAAGATAGGAACCATCCTGGCAACTCCAAGAGGTGTTGTTTATCAGCATAATAAAAAACGAGAGCAATTTGCCAGTTTAAAACTGCTTAGTGATAGGTACAATATTATCGTAGAACGGACACCACCTAAGAAGACCGTTACAGAAGCACATGATATCTATGGATTCCCATGTGACTACACCGCTCATAATATATTGTGGGACGTTCCTAAGAAATTACCAGTATTTACTAAAGGACGCAAAAGCAAGAGTTTTTTCTGTGCTGGATATTACATCCTAAGATTTAACAATGGGTGGGTTAAGAGTTATTGTCCAAAACTAATTACACTCAATCGCTATTCTTATGCTGGTCCGTATCAGTCATTAGAGGAAATGCAAGAAAACTTACGTATTGCCAATGGAGCCCTACATGGAACAACAATTAAGCCTGCATCTGAAGAAATTTAACGATCGAGTTAAGGTAATGAACCAAACCAATGCTAAAGAATTAGTGTTGTCACCATTGGATGCACGTAATATACACTCTGAGATCTTTGAATTACTAACAAAAATTAATGATCTTACCAACATTAAAAAAGAAGATGAGGCCACAGTGTCTGTAGACTTTGATGGCGGCAATTTCTAGTTAAATACTCTGATAATTGGCATAAATAATACTAGTGAATAATTAGAGATTATGAAATGTCAAGACCTAAACCGAATATACTGTTAGAACATGTAAATAAAACAACCTATAAGAGCGATCAGATCTTAAGCTCAGAAGGTATTTGGGCTGTCTTCTATGACAACAAACCCATCAATCTTAAAACACAAAACATCCTAGTCCAATATCCTGGGCCAAAATACAAGAAGGTTTCGTTCAGTAATCCTGGGCACGCACACAACTTAGCTAAGAAATTAAATGTATTATTTAAATGTGAGTTGTTTACCGTGGTCCTCATGAACACCGGAACTGTCGTAACGGTCTAAGCTAATGTCTCGCACTGCTAAATCGTTACAGGTTATTTGGCAAACCCAATTCCAAAAAGATTATATATTAAATCCATTTGTGTCAGAGAGCCGTACTAATTTAAGTTATCAAAAATTAGATAATCCAGCTACCTGGTGGTTCAATCCAACAAATCCAAATAGCCTGCGATTAACTAGACCTGTGTATTCAATGTTGATTGACGCTAAGGTTCCTACGTTTAAATTTAAATTAACAGAAAAATATAGACCTAAAACATTTGTCCAACTCGAACGATATTTTACCAGCCCATATTATCTATTAAATGCACAAACTATCGTGATGTTTGGCGAAACTGAGGCTATGATGATGGCACTGCACGCGAACAACCTACAACAATATCTTGACAATCAGGGAACTTGATAGTATAATAACACTAATATGAAACCTTATATAGATTACGAAGAACAATTAATTTGGTGGGTCAAATGGATTTCTACTGCTATGGCAATAGGATGTGCTGTTATGAGTTCAATGGACATATACCCTATTAATGTATGGTTAGGCTTCCTAGCTGGAGTGGGATGGAGTTGGGTAGCATTTAGATGGGGTGAATGGAGCCTTATCACAATCAATGGCTTACTCACGGTAGTATATGGGTTTGGCGTTATCCGATGGATCATTGGTTGAAGCTAAAACTGTCAGACCCTGATGTTTTACAGTGGGTGGCGGCCCCTTGCATCATAGCAGGACATTCGTTAAATGCCATCGGTCCTAGTGTATATCCTTGGAACGTTATTGCCTTTTTTATAGGTACCTTTTTGTTTTTAGTTTGGACCGTTCGGGTCAACAATAAACCACAATTCATAGTAAACTCTGTATCATTGAGCCTAGGCTGCCTAGGATTATACAATGCTTTTCTGTTATAAAAAAGTCGAAAATAAACCAATATTTTGGTTGACTTTTGGTTAAATTGGTGCTATAATTTACTTAAGAAATAAGGAAAAGACATTTTTTATTACTTAGGAGCAGACAAAATGAACATAGACAACTTAGAAACAGGCACTAAAGTTTTAATGAAAGCCTGGGATCATGAAAACAATAAGATTGTAGAAACAGTTGCAACTTACTTAGGTTGGTGTGATCATCCTGAATATGGTACAGCAGTATCA